TTCATCGAATGAGGCATCTGAGTTGTGGGTGAGGAAGAACTTCACTTTGTTCAGCAGGCCATCTTTGAGGCTATTTGCGGCTTCAACGAGGCTTGCAGTTTCGACTTCGCCTTCCTGACCATCGGCATTCACGAACATGCCGACGCCTTCTTCTGGAGTACCGGCACCCGGCTCATCGAGCAGGATAGCGATATGGTCGAACTGCATATTGCGAGCGATCCATGAGTACTTCTTCTGCTTCGACTCGCCTGACTTTCTCTCTTTGTTCGTGAGTAATCCGGTAGACAGGTGGATCGGGTCGGTGTTGGTGCCGGCGATCATCTCATCTAGGCGATTAATCAGACGCTTACCGTCAGGCTTTGTCTCGGCGACCGCCTTATTGATATAAACGTCCATGACGACCTGGTCGCCTGACTTGCTGACGTTCTGCGCCCATGCTCCGACGTGATAGCTGTTAATGGCCCGCGGGTCATTGGCGCTGACATATTTGCCATCTACCATCGGGTGCGGGAGAGGCATCAGCTTGCCTTCCATCGTCTGGTAGCTGTTGTTAATCTCCTCCGCCGGGTACAGGCCGCCATTCATCACAATGTCATCGACGATCGGAACCGCACCACGAATGACGTAGTGCTCCTGGCCGTTGATAGTTGTCGTTGAGATGTTGGAGGCGTTGATGGCCAAGGATTTCACGTGAATACTTGAGAGCTTCATCTCCTCTCCTGATTTTGTTATGGCAACAAAAAACCCGCCGAAGCGGGTTTCAAGGATTTAATTCTATTTTTCACTATCCGTTGCAACTGTACTCACCATGGAGAGTTTTTCTTGCTGTCACGACAGCCGACTCTGCCTCCCCCATCGTCAGGAATGTACCGAGGTGGATAGCCTTGCCATCTTTATATATCTGGGCTCGCCATTTACCACTTTGCTTATGCAGGCTAACGCCTTTAATTCCGCTCGTGTTATCTGACCTGACAGATGCATTCCATCTGTTTTGAGATGCGCCAGCCGGTCTCAGATTGGCTATGTTGTTATTGCTTCTGTTTCTGTCTTTATGATCGACTTGACTCGGTAAAACACCATGGTGAAGGGCAAAAATCACCCTATGCACCATTCGAAGTCGACCTTCGAAGTTAACTTCCCAGTAACCGGACTTTTTAAGAGAACCAGCGCAATCTCCTGCGCGAGAAAATCCCCTTCCGTTGCCATTAATTTTTTCATGTCGCCAACGAAGAAAACTTGGCGACGATTCATCGTAGTAGAGACTTTCACGGAAGCGATCAATCAATGATTCTTGTTCGTTCATATAAACCTCGTAGCAGGTTTCGTAGATGATGAGTGCGGCAGGGGTGTCTACGTTCACCCTCTTCGACTGGCCGGTCTAGCCGCACGTTAATTATACCACAACGTGGATACTTGATTGCCTCACGTTGCGTACTCGCTGGTGGATTTTATCAGTCAATAAAAAATGCCGCATAATCTACCTAGATAAATTCCTCTGGAGTTATAAGCATATCCCTAATGGCAAATATATAATCTTCATAATCAGAATGAGGCTCATAAACACCACAGCATTTCTCCATTTCAGATGCATTACTCTCAAGCCATTTTTCTGTTTCTGATACCACGCGTGAAATATAACGTTCATTAGGTACAATAATATTTTTAGCTTCAAGAACTGGCAATTCATTACTTGGTAAGCGCCACTCGCGCTCCCATGTAAAATCAACGCCATATGGTGTTCTTTCAGATACGACTAAAGGATCATGCCGCATGTAACGCCATAACATTGATTCATGTATGAGATGTTTTTCATTTTCAGGAGAATATATAACTGCCCTTCCTCCCGAGCGGAATATACTCTTCTTATAAAATTTAAACCCAAACGGTTGATACTTAGATTTATCCCTATACATAAAATATTCAGGTGACTCAGTAAAGCAGATGCATGGACTTCCACCTGTTTTAATAATATCCCCACTTTTTAGATACCAATCATTCAGTATTGTTAAGAATGTTTGAAAAGCATTTTCAAAGTCATCGTGCTGGACCCTTGAGTGCGGTTCTGACTTAACCCAATGATACAAATAAGATGTGTTGTCTATTCTTTTCATGGTGCCTCCTTTGCACCATAACGTTACATCCTAATCATTTGAGCGCCAAGCAATTCTTTCTTTGGCTAACCTATCAACCAGCCCTTTGTTAAATATGCTGCCGTCGTCGTTAAGCAGCACCGGAATCTGGCTGCAATAGCAATTCCAACGATTGCCGTTCTCGGCGTAGAAGTCCCGCACCTGCTCGGTGGTATAAACCTTTCCGTGACGGCTGGCATGCCAGCTGCGCGTCGTCGGTTTGAGCGCCGACAGCCACAGCAGGCCGGTATTCAGCCCAAGACGATCCGCCGCCCAGTCCGTTTCGTTCCATTGCGCCTGCCGCAGTGCGCCGACCTGCTCGGTCTGAGCGATGGTCTTGGCCTTCGACATCGACACATCGAGGCGCTTGCTGATGACGCTGGCCGTCTCGCGAGGATTCACCCCGCGCGCTACAGCATCGGTGATGATGTTGGTTAAATCGCCGCGGGCTGTATCGCTGATGACCTTCCAGTCGTTGAACGTTGTAAGCCTGGCCGCCGCTATCTGGTTCAGATAGCCTGGGCTGCTCAGAAGTTGCGAGAGAGTCGTCTGGCTGGCATATACCTGCGACTGCTGCGAGAGGTTGTTGAAGGCCTCCAGAGTGCCGCGCTGCGCCTCTGCGGCGACGTAATCCATCGCCCACAAGTTTTGTTCGCCACCTTCCAGCAGATAATCGTCGAGAATGGGCTGTACCGCTTCGAGCAGGTCGGCCAGTTCCTGCGCTGACATGTCGTAGATGAACTTGCCAGCGTTGACCTGGTAGAGCGTTGGCTCGTCGCCGTTAACGTGGCACAGGAAGTGCCACCTCTGGCTGTTAACCTCTCGTTCACGCCCGGTCAGGCGCTGGTCGAGCAGGACTTTCAGCGCCACCTTTATCGCGTAATACCGATCCTCAATGTCGCGCTCCATCTTGCTGACGGACTTACGTGACATTGTTGGGTCAACTTTCGACCGTGGTATCACCGGGCTTTTCGGCTTCTGACTGAGGGTCGGCCAGAGGATCAGGTTTTGGTTTGTTGCCATCTGGCAGATCCTCATCATCAAGCTCAGGCAGCGGTTGCAGTTCGCCCGCAGCGCGAATTTCGTTCTCAGTGATAGCAGAACGGCCAAAGGCATTCGTGGATTTCACAGCCACGTCCGCGAGCTTGTCCATGTTGGCAATCTTCTCTGCCTGACTCGGCGCCAGAAGATCAGACCAACCTACGGTAATTTCTTCATTCTGAGCCGGCGGAATAATTCCAAGGGTCCAGAAGCGCGAAACTACATCGGTGATTACGTCGGTCAGAAATCCTTTCCGGCGGCTCATCCTGGTTCTCCCCCACCCCTTGGCATCCTCAGTGCTGGCGCGCTCACCCGTTTGCATCCCAACGAGTTCTTTCACAGGGATAGGGACGGTCGCGCAGAATTCGCTCAGCGCGGTTCTCCAGGTCGGTTCTGGGTCGGCTGCCGCAACGCTCAACACCTCAGCGGTACCAGCCTGCATAAAGCTGGCGCTGTCGGTGCTGTCGTTAAGGCGACGGACCTGCTGATCAAGCGCTTCAGCAAGTTGACCCTCAGCCACGCCAAGGGCCTTGGCGAGAGCGGAGAAGTTCGTCTTCTCACTGAATGAGTAGTTGAGCTGGCGACTGGCGTTCTTCAGGAATCCCTCAGACGCACCGCCGCTCACCTTCTCTATATCCAGCAACTTGTTAAAGCCAGCCTCAAGCAGCGACTTTCCTGACGTCATCACGCCATCATCAGAGCCCTCTGCCAGGATGATTACGCGATCCGGGTGTACGTTGATGATTCGGCCCGGGCGGGCGTCAAAGTTTCCGTCAACCGGCAACTCAGTGAACGAGTACATCGTCACTTCGCCGAACGTTTCACTGTCCGGGTTATCGTCCCAGTTAATCGGGTCGATTTGCGCTTCCCATGCAGGAATCAGCTTAACGAGAGCCTTTTCCTCAAGCCTTCCCACGATGGTGGTGTCAACAGGTTCAGACCACTTCTTACTATCTTTAATCTGAAGCAGGATCGCAGAGTAACGCCCAACCAGGTTACGGCGGTCTGCGCCTTTAATCTGCTCCCAGCAGCGCTTCAGGAGCTTGTTGACTCGCTTATCCCACGCTGTTTGCTTCGATGCGTCCTTTGTCTGGTCGCCTTCGTAAACATCTGGGTAGTCTTCCCAGCACCCATCAAGCATGCGCGTCACGGCAGCGCCAGCAACCGCATTACGCCGGTACGCCCGGTAAAAGTCATCAAACGTGAGGTGTAACGGGTAACCGAACTCCTGATAAAGTCGCTGGCGTTTGGTATTACTGGTGCCGTTAAACAGCATTGAGAGGTTTTTATTACGCTCCCTCTCAGTGCTGGAATTGGTGGCGCGCTGTTGTTTCATTTCGCTTTCGGTCACGATGTCCTCCGTCAGCGCGATCGCACCAACATGCCGGTGATTTTTTGTGGTGAATGCAGTACGCGATAACGTGTTCCATCCCAGTCGTGGTCTTCTTGCTGAGTGTCGACGTCATCAGGGTTTTTATCGTCACGAACGAGCACCGGGATGCGGCTTATCCAGCCACGGCAGTAGTCAAAAACGTAGAATGCTGGCTTCTCAGGCATGCCTGATTCCAG